CCATCAGCTCCGAACTCAAACTGAATGTCGTCCTCGACAGCGCTCTCATCGCGCTCCGCGAGGCACTTCTCCCGATCAACTCCTTCTCGACCGTGTTCAACTCGGTCCCACTGCAAGGCACCGACAAAATCTCGGTTCCGTTTTTCCCTCTTGCGACTGACGCGACGAGCGACTTCGACGGCACTTACGCATTCGGCGACACGAACGCGATCAACTCCCGCGAGATCACGGTCAACAAGCGCAAGTATCAAGCGCTGTCCTTCACATCGAGCGAACTCGCCCGCCAGCCTTACTTCAACCCCGAGCAACTCGGATTCTTGAAGGGCCGCAAACTCGCCGAGGACATCCTCCGCGACATCCTCTCGATCGTCACTGCCTCCAACTACGGAGCGGCGATCCACACCGGCGCGGCCTCCGCGTTCGACAGCGACGACCTGATCACCATCAAAACCGCGCTCGACCAGGCCAAATGGAGCAAGTCCAGCCGCGTGATGATCCTCGACAACTCCTATGAAGGCGCGCTCCTCAAGGACGCCGGAATCAAAAACGCCGCCGCAGTCGGCAGCGCCACCGCGATCCAGAACGGCCGCCTGCCACAGATCGCTGGCTTCGATGTCGTCGGAACCAACTTGATCCCCGGCAACAGCCAAAACCTCGTCGGCATGGTCGCACTCCCCGAGTCGATCTTGGTCGCCTTCTCGCCCATCCAGCCATCCCCTGGCGTGTTGAACCACCTCACCAGCTACGAGACCGCCGTCGATCCCGAGACCGGCCTCACCATCGAATACCGCGCCTGGGCTGACCCTGACACGGACACCGAGAAACAAGTCCTCGAGGTCAACTACGGCTACGCACTCGGCCACGCCGCCGCCCTCAAGCGCATCGTCAGCGCCTAAGCCTGATGCGCCTCGCAATCACGCTCACCCGCACCGGCAGCACTTGGAAGGTCGAAAGCCTTCCGAGTGTCCCGCTCGGCGAGCAGCTCGCAGCCTTCAAAGCCAAGCAAGTGGCCGGCGAGTTGACCGCAGACGAGACGCTCGTCGTCTCCCTCGGCGACACGCTCAAGCGCCACATCTGCAAAGCCAAGCCAGCTCCCGCCGTTGAGGTGGAAGCCGAAGAGTCGCCAAAGAAAAAGAAATAATTCCCGCAAAGCGCCTGCACCGCGCTCCTCGCCCGCAAAAGCCCTCGCCGTTCTCACTCCGGCGGGGGCTTTTCTTTTGACACGGCCCCAGTGTCGTGTCGCCCACCGCTCGCAACGCCCTCGCCATCCGCTCCGCGCAACTGCGCCAAACCGCCCACGGCACCACGGTCAAATTCCGCCAGGCTGAGATCCGCGTCTGCCTCGCCCCCGTCTCCATCGGCCTCGACCTCGAGACCGGCGGCCTCCGCCAAGGCGGCGAGTTCTCGATCCGCTTTCTAGCCGCCGACCTGCAAAGCCCACCCCGCCGAGGCGAAGCCGTTTCGTTCAGCGCCAAGACCTACTTCATCAGTCAGGTCTCCGAGACCCACGCCCCCGGCGAATACCTCGCCACCATGTCCCCAGGAGGTGCCGCGTGAACATCCCCGTCGAGTCCTCCCTCGCCGCATGGCTCCGCAGCCAGCCAGCATTTGACGGCATCCCGGTCCACACCGGCCAATCCGCCGACACGATCCCGCAAGACCAAAGCGTCCTCCTCGCCGGGTGCGAATCCACCGAAGCCGTGGCCCGCGGCTTCTACAAAGCCACCGCCTCGATCGTCCTCGTCACCCCCTCCGTCATCGAAGGATCCCTCGAAGCCCACGCCGCCCTCGCCGACTCCCTCCGCGCCTCCCTGCTTTCCGCCACCGATCTCGCCGACGCCTTCGAGCCCGACCTGACCCTCGCCGGCGCCGACCTCCGCAGCGTGGACGACACACAAAGCGACGGCCGGTGGGTCACCACCGCCGCTCTGACGCTGGCCTTCACCGCGTCCGGCATTTGACACGCGCCTCCCTTCCGAAACCCGCAACCAACCCACCACCACCACCACCACCATGGCCGCCACACTCTATCGCTCATCCGCAGTCAGCTCCGCCGAATACGGCACGCCCGATGTCACAGGGCTCATCGTCACCAGCTTCAGCGTCAACGAAACCGCCGCACTCTCCGAGGTCAAAGACGACCAAGGCGGAGTTGTCGCCGTGGCGGTCGCTGAGCCAATCCAAGAAATCTCAATCGAGGGCATGCGCACCGGCACCTTCTCCGCTTCGGTCGGCAGCGCGTTGACCATCACGATGCCCGGCTCCGTGGATCTCGGCGCGACGACCATCGTCACCGGCCTCACGAGCAACTTCGCCGCCGAGCAGTTCGAGACCGTCTCTCTGACCGCCCGCTCCTACCAGACCACGATGACGGCTTCCTAAGCCAACCCGCACCCAGCGCCCGGCGCGTGTGAATCACCGCGCCGGGCCTCCCTACGACAAATGACGACAAAACCACTCGCTGTATTCAGCACCCGCGACCTCAAGCTCGCCACGATTCTTTTGACGCTCGGCTTTGAGCCTGAGAACCCCGCCGCTCCCGCCACGCGCATCCGCCGCGATTCCGGCGACGAGACGACCGTCTTTCATTTCCTCGCCAATCACCCGACCTCCGGCCAGCAGGCCAACCAGGTCATGGAGTGGTTCCGCGATGCCGACATCTTTCTCGAGAAAAACCCCGAGCACCCCGTGGCCTACCTCATCGCCGCCCTCCGCAACCGCGACACCCTCGTCTCGGTCGTCAAAGCCACCCCGCGCCAACTCGTTTTCGAGCGCAACGGGAAAATCGTCTCGATCTCCGAGAACGCCACCGAGGCCGACAAAAAGCGATTCGCCAAATTTCTATGAAAAAAAACAACGACAAATCCACCACCAACGAAACCCTCGAAACCGACGACGAAGTCCTCCGCGAGCAAGCCATGACCAGCGGGCCGCAGAAACTCTCCCGCTGGGAACTCCGCCCGACCGCCGCGCTCGAAATCTCATGGATGCAGCGCTGCAAAATCCTTGCCACCGACATGGACATCATGTGGCGAGCAAGCGGATTCGGCTTCATCCATGGCGCGCCGAAATCCTCCGTGCGCGCCGTCGTAAACGACTTCCCGCGCTTCGCCTCCGCCGTGGACGACTGGATGGAAAAGCAATCTCCGAGCGCCCAAGAGATCGCCGACCTGCAAAGCCTGTGCCTCGAGCGCACCAACGAATACTTCGCCAGCTACTCCAGTCAGCCAGGCGCCAAGGATTCGGCGGGAAACTAAACAGCCCCGGCTGGCTCGCGAGCTATGTTTACCGCATCGCCAAGACAACCGGCTGGGGCTTCCGCGAAATCCTCGAAGACCTGCCGTTTGCGGCCGGCCTTCAAATCCTCCACGCCGACGACTTCGCGCACGGGCGCAAACGAGTCTGGGGCCGAAACAACCGAGCCACCGATTTTGACTCCCTCGCAGCCATAGAAGCCGCTTTCGAGAACCTGACCTGAGATGCCCAAAATTAAATTCGAAAACCTCAAGTTCGAGCAGATCATGAAAGACTACGCCGAGATCCAAGGGAAAACCATTCCCGACGCAGTCCACTTGAGCGCTCGGCTTCTGTGTGTCGAATTTGCCCGCCGCACTCAGCCATTCGGTAAAGACGACAAAGTAGGCAAAGCAGCAATCGCCCGCGACCTGCTTGGCGGGAAAAAACGATACGGCATCTTTTCTACACTCACGGCTTTCGTAGCCTCAAATTACGAGAGATATAAGACAGGAAATATCCGGCTTTTTGTAAAAAAAGACGGCACCGTCTATGGCACCGACACCGCGCACTTTCTTGATGGCGCCACCGCTGCGACCTTACGCCAAATCCACAAGGGAGCTTTTCAAAACGGCAAAATGTCTAGCGCAGGCAGCGGCACGCGAAACATAGGGCGCTGGAAGTTTGTGGATAAATACTTCGTCCCAGACAACACGCTTTCGGACTATGTGAAATCCCAACAAGCCAAATCCGGTATGGCAAAATCCGGTTGGGCAGCTTGCGCCAAGCAGCTCAAAAAAGTCGGTTCTGGATCAATGACTCGAGATATTCCCGGATGGGTCACGCGGCATCTTGGAGACTACAATTTCGGAACAGTCGAAGACCGCACGGGCAACATTTTTTCTCCCACCGTCGTCCTCACGAACACCTGCAAATATGCCGACAAGGTTCTCCGCGAAACCGAAAAGCTCCAAGGTCTCTCGATCGTCGCAGGCAAAATGAAAAAGCAAATGGAGCGCATTCTTAAACACCGCCAAACCAAACTCCAGGAGGCCGCGTAAGCCATGGCCGATGTCTCAGTAGAATTCGGAGCCAAGGATGTCGGGCTGCAAGAGAGCCTGAAGAAAATCCAAAGCGAGATGCAGACCCTCGAGGGGAAGGTCAAGAGTGGCGAACTCTCCTTCGAGGAATTGGAATCCACCATGAAACGCCTCGGCCAAGTCGAGCGCCTGGAGAAGCAACTCCAAGCGATCGGCAACGAGTCCGCAGGCGCGGCCCCCAAAGTCGGCGAACTCGGCAAGGACATCCAAGACGCCGGGAACAAGAGCGAGAAAATGGGCGAGCAGAGCGGCATGGGGTTTGGCCAGTTTGTTGCTGGCGTAGGCCTGGGGCAAATCGCCGCCAAAGCCTTCACCGCCGTCCTCGATTCCGCCTTCGCCGCCGTGCGTGGCACGATCCAAGGCTTCACTGACGCCCTCGACCTCGGCGGTCGCCTATCCGACCTCTCCGCCTCCACCGGCGAGACCGCAGGCAAGCTCCTCGTCCTCGAGCGTGCTTTCGACAATTCCGGCATCGGCGCGGAGAAAGTCGGATCCACCATCGCCAAGATGCAGAAGAACATCGAGGACGCCCGCGACGGCTCCGGCACTGCCGCCAATGCCTTCGCCGCCATGGGCGTCTCCGTGGACGAACTCGAAGGCAAGCTCCCCACCGAGCAACTCAAAATCCTTTCCTCCGGCATCAACTCGATTGACGACCCCACCCAGCGCGCCGCCGCCGCCATGGGAGTCTTTGGAAAATCCGGGGCCGAACTCCTCCCGCTCCTCACCAATCTCGACGGCGAACTCGGCGAAGCCCGCGACACCGTAGGATCCATGGCCGAAATCATGGACCGCCGCAACGCCACCTTCGACGCCGTCGGCGACCGATTCAAAACCATCGGCGAAAAAGTCCGAGACTTCGCCGCAGGCATCCTCGACAAAGCCCTCCCCGCGATCGACGCCATCACCTCGGCCCTCTCCCGCATCGACGCCGCGAAGATCGGCCAAAACCTCGCCGACGCCTTCCTCGGCGGCGAGCAGGCCATGTCGGGATTTCAGTCTGCGGTGGATGCCATCAAGGTCGGAAATATCTCCGCCGCTTTTTCAATTTTCTGGGACAGCCTAAAACTCCAAGCCGCGCAGACTGCGGATGAGATTTACAAACGCCTGATCGCGGCATTCCAGAGCGCAGGTCAGTTGCTCGGGGAAATCTTCTCTCCATCGGGCGCGCTGATCGGAACCGTTGTTTCATCTTTTGAACTTCTTGGCCAGAAAGCCAAGACAGCCATTTTAGAAAATCTATCGGGTGCTTTTGATGGCAACATGCTTACGCAAGGCATCGCTGACAATTTGAAGGCGATGGCTGGAGAATCCCAGACGGCTGCTACTGCCATAGAAGATTCTTTGAAAGGCGCAGGCGGGCGAATTGCCGATCAGTTTATCAATGCTGGCAAAGCACTTCCGCAATCCTTTGAAGAAAACTACGCCAAAGTCCCGCCGCTATTTAACGATCTCGAAGGACTCCAGGCGAAAATTTCAGCTCAAGAAAAAGACATCGCTGCCAATGTCGCCGCAGGCAACGCCGAGCGCGAAAAGACCAACGAAACGCTCGAAAAAGAAAAAGAGGCGCGTGCCAAAATCAAGGCCGACGCCGAAGCCGCCGCCGCCACCGAGAGAGCCAACGCCGTCGCCCTGGTCGAACTCGAGACCGCCATCAACACCGCCAAGGCCAGCGGCAACGAGGAATTGGTCAAGTCTCTCGAAGCGCAAAAGCAGAAACTGGATAATGAAAAAGAGATCGCAAAGCTGACGGCAGAATACTTGCCGCTCGTCGGAAACAACGCCAAGGAAGCCGAACGCCTCGCGACCAACATGGTCAACGCCAAAAACGCCGCCGCCTCCATCGGCGACACCAACGCCGTCGTCACCATCACCACCACGGTGGACGACACCCGCTGGAAAGACCTCCTTGCCGAGTTGGCCCTCAATAAAGACCCGAAAACAATTGCCGTGGCGCTTGAGGTCACAGGAAAGAGCAATCTCCAAGACGCTCAGATCACCCTCCAAAACATGGAGAAGGCGAATAAGAATTTCGAGGCGGCTTTCAAGGTGATCGGGGCGCGCAGCATCGAAGAAGTCAAGGCCAACCTCAACGGCATTCCCACCGAGGCTCAAAAGCAACTCGCGCTCCAAATCACCGGCGAAAAAGACATCGACCGCGCCATGGTCAAGCTTGACTCTTTCGCCGGAACCAAGACCGCTAAAGCGCTCCTCGAGACGCAAGGATTTGAAAAAATGAGTCAACTTGAAGACGCCCTCAAAGGCGTCGTCGGGGAGAAGCGCACCAAGGCGATTGTTGAAACCCTCGGCTTGCAAACCGCCGAGCAAGCCAAGGAAGCCCTTGATGCCATCCTTCGCAACAACGGCCAAAAAGCTACCGTCACCGCCACGGCCGATACCACGCCAGCACAAAATGCCATCAACTCGCTGGATAGACGCGGCGTCACGCTTAACGCCACGGCCGATACCTCAAAGGCGCAGCAAGCCATCTCCGACCTTGGGAGCAAAGCCATCAAAGGCAACCTCGACGCCTCGGCATCCATCAAAACCATTCGCAAGGAGTTGGAAAAAGAAGTCGATCTCGGCCTCAACAGTTCCGATGGCACAAAAATCCTTGGAAACATTGAGGGGCTCATGGGCGAACTAAAAACCGTCATGGAAACCCTTTCCAAAAAACTCCCCACCCCAGCACTTGTTTAATTTATGGCCACGGTAAATCCCAATCAAAGTTTCTCAATCAATTACGGCGACACCTTTTCAGCCACGCCGCTTTTCACAAACACTCCTGGTCCTTGGAGAGTTGTGTCTGGCTCGTTGCCGGATGGGCTTTCTATAAATTCTACTTCGGGCGCAATTACTGGAACACCGACGAAGAGAGGATCTTTTTCCCCGAAAATTGACTGCTCACGGATCACCGCATTCGCTGGCGGGGATTTTTTAAATTACCTCGAGCAGCGCGAGGATGTCATGATCGGATTGACTTCAACTGGCATTGCTTACGCGTGGGGTGGATACACGGCAAGCAGCCCGGTTTTTGATCTCAAGAAAACCTTGTCCAGCGTGTCGAAAATCGCGGCGGGATCAAAGCATGCCATCGCCCTGACTACTGCAGGCAAAGTCAATGTCATGTTTGACTATGACACCGAGCAAACCGCTCCAGCGATGAGTGGTATCGTGGACATTGCCGCCGGTTACGACCGCTCGTATGCTATCACCTCGGCAGGCCAAGTGGTGCCCTGGGGCAATCAAGCGGATGGAGACCGGTATGTTTACAATGTGTATGGCGAGACGGTTTTCTTCGAGGGGGAGTATTTGTATTATTATGGCGGAGCAACTCTTGAAGGGGCCAGCATTAGCCGCCCCCCGCAGCACACCACGCGAAACATTAAGAAAATTGCTGTGGGTGAAAAGGGGACGATCGGATTGCTCTCCAATGGAGCGGTCATCGATTTTTCTTGGTCGGGCGAATGGCAGGTGAACCAAGTGCCATGGAACGGCGTGCCGGAATCCATCGCCGGTGGTGCCATTTATACAGGTGCAACCTTCATTGAAGAGATTACGCCTGCAGTGCCTGTGGTGGAAATTGTGGCCAGCGATCGTGACTATGCAGCTCGCTTGCAAGATGGCACGGTTGTTTCGTGGTCGCGCCTCGAGCCGCGCCACAACCCTGGAATTGTGGACCGTGAGTCCAACCTGATTTCGTGGAATCCAACTGGAGTTTTCACTAAGATCACCGCCACGCGCAGTGGTTTTTTAGGACTGAAATCCAACGGGTCGTTAATTTACTGGAGCCGAAATGAGCAAATCGCGGTGCCTGCGATTTCAAACATTTCCACAATCACTTCGTCTCAGAGATTCTTTTTTGTCCACAGAACCAATGGGTCCGTGGTTTTTCCGAGCCTTACCAACCACGATTCTTCTGCTTTCATTTCTGCGGCCAAACCTCCTGGCACAACGGTCTCGTTTTCAATCGCCACCGGAACGCCTATTTTAACGGCTGGCCAATCATTTACAGCCAAAGTCGGGGTGTCTTTTTCAGGAAAACTGAACCTAACGGATGCGGCAGACCGCCCAGCCACGGCTTTCTCTGGCAGTGTGCCGCCCGGATTGGTTCTGAATACTTCGACAGGCGCGATCACCGGCACGCCGCTGGACTCTGGACCATTTTCATCGTCCATCACGGCCAGCTCGAGCAAGGGTTCGAGCACAGCGGTTGTGAGCTTTTCCGTAGAAAAAGGCGCGCCTCTCTTTGCGCCAAATCAATCGCTTACAGGTAAAGTCGGGGTTGCATTTTCCAAGACCCCGGCCATGCAAGACCTCGCGGATCGGCCGGTGACCTCTTGGGAGTCGATCACGCTTCCCGCCGGATTCTCGATTAACAATGCCACCGGCGCAATCACTGCAACCCCGACAAAAATAACGAACTTTTCAGCCACCATTGGCGCAGGAGGGCCGGGTGGAGATTCCTCAGCGGTAATTTCATTTTCAATCTCTGCCGGGGCGCCAATCATCGTTCCAGGTCAAAGCATAGAGAGCCCCTACGGATCGCCGTTTAATTGGACAATCTCCGTGGACGATAGCGGCGGAAATCGCCCTGTGACAAGCTGGAGTGCCACAGGACTTCCCGCAGGGCTCTCAATTAACTCCAGCACAGGAGCGATCACGGGCACTCCAACTAATGTCGGAGAATTCAACCCCACCATCACAGCCACAGGTCCCGGCGGAGCTGATTCCGAGCAAGTTGAAATTTTAATTATTGCAGGGGCGCCCATCATCACAAGCGGACAAAGTTTTTCCGGAAAAGTGGGTGTGGCGTTTTCAAGAACCCCCGAGTTGACCGACAGTGAGAACAGGCCAGTTTCGTCATGGAGCGCTTCGGGGCTTCCTGCCGGCCTTTCCATTAACTCTACAACCGGAGAAATCACGGGCTCGCCATCTAAAAAGGGAGCGTTCACTAGCACGGTCGTCGCCTCCGGAAGCGTGTTTTCAAACTCAAAATCGATTGCCTTCACGATCGCCGAAGGTGCGCCAATCATCACGGCGGGCCAGACAGCCTCCGGCAAGGTTGGCACGGCTTTCAGCAAGACTTTCAGTCTGACTGACTCTACCAACCGCCCGGTGACTTCATGGAGTGCCACGGGTCTGCCGAGTTGGGCGACGCTAAACGCAACCACAGGAGTGATCACCGGCACACCGCAAGATAGAGGAACTTCAATAATCCACCTGACAGCTACTGGCCCCGGCGGTTCAAGCTCTGAAACGGCGACAATTTCGATCGCGGTGGGAGTGCCAATCATTTCTGCCGGGCAGGCATTTACCGGAAAAGTTGGCGAGGTATTCACACAGACGCCTGCGCTAGATGATGCGCTGGATCGACCGGCGACTTCGTGGAGTGCGACAGGACTCCCTGATGGCCTCTCCCTCGATGTCAACACCGGCAACATCACCGGAACGCCTACAACCAAAGGCTCGTTTACAGCCTCCTTCACGGCCACCGGCATTGGCGGCACAGGCACAGCAACGAGTATCGCTTTCACAATCGCCGAGGGCACCCCGATCATCACGGCAGGGCAGACTGCCTCCGGAACCGTAGGCACGGCATTCAGTAAGACCTTTTCGCTGACTGACAGCGCAAACCGGCCTGTAACGAACTGGAGTGCGACAGGGCTGCCTGAAGGGCTTTCACTGAATCCTGCCACAGGAGCAATTACTGGCACTCCGCAAGATGTCGGGAGTGCGACAGTTACACTCACGGCCACAGGGCCGGGCGGCACAGCCACAAAGTCGGCGACAATTTCGATCACCGTTGGATCGCCCATAATTGTGGCGGGGCAGAGCTTTAATGGTAAGGTAGGGAATGCGTTTTCTGGAACGATCTCGCTCACTGACGCCGTAGATCGCCCAGCGACCTCATGGAGCGCCATAGGCATCCCCACCGGCCTCTCACTAAACACCAGCACAGGCGCAATTACCGGCACTCCTGCAGGTAAAGGATCGTTCTCAGCTACTTTCACCGCTGCAGGCGAAGGGGGCGATGGGTCCTCAAGGATCATTGTCTTCACGATCGCCGAGGGCGCTCCCGCGATCCCTCCCAACCAAGCCAAAAGCGGCAAAGTCGGATTTCCTTTTTTAGCAACTTTTGAAATCTCCAAAAGCTCGGATCGTCCTGTTTCGAGCGTTTCGGCTACCGGCCTCCCAAGCTGGGCCTCTCTAGAAGAATCCGCTGTAGGTCTTATCGTTTCGGGCATCCCTGATTCGGTAGGAGCCTCTACCATCACGCTCCGCGCCGAAGGCAGTGGAGGCATAACCACAGAGCCTGCCACAATCTCTGTGGTGGACCTAACGCCGCAAATTGAACCGGATCAATCTTTCTCGGCAAAAGTCGGCGAACCATTTAACAACACGCCTTCGCTCACATCTTCTTTTGCCGAATCTTGGGAAGCGACAGGACTCCCCGCCGGATTGGCGATCAATGCCACCACAGGAGCCATCACCGGCACTCCGACGAGCCTCGGATCGTTTGCCGTCATCGTTGCCGCAAAAAACGGTGGCACGGATACCGAGTTGGTCACAATAAATGTCGCCCCTGGAGCCGTGGTGATCCCGCCAGGGCAACAATTCTTCGGTCAATTTGAAGTCGCCTTTAGCGCCTCGCCAGCCCTGACCGACCCCGAAAACCGCCCGGCCACATCATGGAGCGCGACAGGACTGCCAAGTTGGGCCTCCATCGACTCTGCCACAGGCGAAATCACCGGCACCCCCGATTCCTCCGGCCGTGCGACAATTACCATCACGGCCGCCGGAGACGGGGGATCGTCTACGCAATCCGTGGTTCTTGCCATTGCTGCAGGCGCGCCATTGCTTGGACAAAATCAAACCTTTACAGGAAAAGTCGGGGAGATTTTTCTGCAGACTCCGGCATTGGTTGATGCGGAGGATCGCCCAACCGCGCTCTGGTCTGCCACCGATCTGCCTCAAGGGCTGTCCATCAACTCAAGCACGGGAGCCATTACAGGAACCCCCGCCACCCATGCCACCGCCACGGCCTCCATCACGGTCTCGAATGACTACGGAAGCGACTCTGCCGACATCATATTTACTATCGCCGCCGGACAACCAATTTTGGTCGATGGTCAAAAATTCCAAGGCAAAACACAGACCGCTTTAAATTTCACAATCGCTCAAACCGACTCAGCCAATAGGCCCGCGACGACATGGGCGGCAACAGGTTTGCCAAGTGGGCTTGTGATTTCAGCGGCCACGGGAGTTATTTCGGGAACGGTCCCAGGAGCGCTTCAAAAAACCGCAACGATTACGGCGTCCGGCCCAGGCGGCAGTGATTCGACGACCATCACATTTGCGTTCATTTCCGGCCCTCCTATTTTGCAAGACTTATCCTTTGAAGGATTTTTGTCGGTCGGTTTTAGGCAGATTGTCGCCAGCGGAGCCCCCATTGCGAACCCGATCACGACTTGCACAGCTAAAGGTCTTCCAGAAGGTCTCACGATCAGCGGAACGGGATTCATTTCAGGCATCCCGCGAAAGATGGGCAAATTCAAAGCCACCGTTACCGCCGGGAATTTTGTAGGCACAAGCTCCGCGCAAGTTTCCATCACGATAACTGCCCGCTCAGCTTACAAAATTCTTACTGCGAACAATGCCTTTCCCGTGGCCTTGGAAGGCACGAAGCGCATTCAAGCCTTTCCAAGCGGCATCGTCCTCGTCGTCCAAGATTACGCGGTGCCGACCGGCCAAGAAGCCCTCTATGAAGAGAATTTTTCCATCGGCCAAAAACTTCTCACCTACGCGCCTGTCAGCGACGAAGAGATCGAGTTCGGTCTTCGAGTGGCTAAGGCTCCGTCGATCTCCACTCGCGGCGACGGCTTCACGATCTACACGGTCACAAGTTACGGAATCACTAACGACCCTCGGAAGCGCGTCGAAACCACTCGCCGAAATTTCGTGAACATAACTTTCACCGCAAAGCAGATCACCACGCAAGGCGAGTCTCAAACGGAAAAAAACTATGCTGCGACCATTTCACTACTTGCCCGCGAGACCGTTGTCACCGCCGCCGCGACATCTTTGAACGAAGTGCCAGCCCCCAGCGACAACGCCATGAGCTACATTTTGCCATCAGGGGCTTCGGTTTCATTCTTTGAAAAAGCAACATTTTTTCCAGGACTCCTGGGATCTGGAGGGCAAAACACAATCACTCTTCCATCCACCGCTTCACTCGCCGCGATCGACCAAATACATTTTGGTCCCTATTACGAAACCACTGCCACTTGGGGGCTCGGAACGACCGAGTTTAATTTCGGAACCTTCTACCACACCATCTTGTGAGCGCGCCATCATCCACACCGCCAATCAACTTTTTAGAGTTGGTGAAAACCGGCGGAGACCCTGCGAACGGAGGCTACCCCTACCAACTCAAGGCATCCGATCTGCAAAAGAATTTCACATACGCCACAGAAAACTTTTCGGCAGATCATTTTTTAGTGACCACGATGGGAAGCGGGCAGGGGGGCAATACGCAACGCCGCGTGAAATTGAAACTTGCCATCCCGACGCTGCCCACCACCGGCACCCATGTCCTCGGCGCGGTGAATGGGACCCTGCAATGGATCGCCACGGAGGAATGCTAAAAATGAAACCTGAGACCGGAAACCGGAAAGATTTTTCTTCCTTCATCCTTCATCCTTCTGCCTTCAAAAAATGACCCTCGGCCGCACATCCACCGGAGCCATCAAAATCAAAACCGACGGCGGCCTTCGCGCTGTCGAGTGCGCGTGTTGTGGGGGTAGCGGATGCAAAATAACCCAAGCACAATTTGATGCTATCCGATACGGATTTACGACCAATATTACTGGCACTCAAGGCATAGGAACGATCGTCCCTGTAATCCAACTTTATGAGTATTCATTTCAAAACCCAGAAGAGGACAGAGAAGAGATTCATGGAGCGATTGAGAATGAATCTAATATTGGAAGCCAAGGCGGGCCTTATAAATATCTTGTTTCTGACACTGGTCCATTTACTTGCATTGTAGATGGTGGAGGTGGAATAACATATCCAGTTACTTACTATAACGAAAATAAAGAAAACCTCCGTTTGTATTGGTTCTATACCGCTTGGATTCCTAACAATACACAGATCGCGCCTACATATTTTCTGAATGCAATCAAGGGAGCTGAATATACAAGGACAGAAATTGAATGCCCAAATGATGTCGGTTTACCTAATACTGTGGTAAAAGATTATCAATCATCTTTAGACTTATGCGGAGAGCCATTGTATAAATTAGTCCTTGAGGGCGCAGGTTGGCCTCCGCAGCCATGACTCGCCACGGAATAGTCTCAGGGTTTCCTCGCTCTGGAACTTCTGCCGCCATGCGATTACTACGCGATGCTGGCGTTCCGATTTTCTATCAAGGAGATCATGCCGATGAGTTTAACCCGCAGGGCTATTTTGAGGCTCCGCAAATCATGGCAGCATGTATGAATGGCAGTGCTGACAATATGTTAGACTCCCTTGCTGGTCTAACTTTCAAGATGCCACTACCGCACCACTTAGAAAAACTTCCGACAAAAGGAAGAGAGTTCTTTGTGATCTGGATGGAGCGCGACCCGATGCAGTCGGCAATCAGTTTGCGAAAACTTAATTTTGCTCGAGGCGCAAAATTTCAGCCCGATCCTGAAACATTAGCCGCCAACATTGAACGAGTCCGCGCCCGAGCATTGGAATACATTACGGCAACACCAGCTTTCCATATTCTGCGCGTCCCACAATCCGAATTGGATAGCCATATCCCTGCCATGATTGCGCACCTCCGCCCTGTGTCTGAGACGCTGAGCCATCCACTACCAACCGCCCGTGAAATGCTCGCCCGATTCGGCCACGCCGCGCACCGCTTCGCCCGCAGCGGCTTCACCACCACCCCGCCCGAAGCCCTCGCCGCCCGCGAAGCCACCTGCCGCGCCTGTCCCGAGTGGGACGCGCAGGCACTCAACGCCACCGGCCGCTGCCGCAAGTGCGGCTGCTCCACCTGGGCAAAACTCCGAATGGCAACCGAACGCTGTCCGCTCGGGAAGTGGGAAGCCGTCGAATCGAAACCGGAAACCGGAGTGCTGAAACCGGAAATATAACCGCCTCTTTCCGCCCTCCGCCTTCCGCTCTCCGCTCTAGGAGACGCTCGGAAGCCCTCCCGATTTGACAGTCCGCCGCTCCTCGAGCGGCATGAAACTTTTCCTTGATTCAAAAAACCGGCGGTTCGTGAAGTCCGCCGCGAGCAATGTCGCGCTCCAGACGCTCGTCCTAAAACGCCGCGACCAAGTCCCCATCGAGGTCGTCTTTGTCGAGAACGGCGTGGCCATCGATCCCCCTGCTGGAACGCAGACCACCGTCGCCCTCAAGACCTCATTCTCTGACGCCAATTTCTTAGCTTTGGCGGCCCCCGGCCAAACCATCCTCGATCTGAATACATTGCCGGTCGAGGGCGCCTTCTCCTCCGATCCTGCCAGCATCTCCGCCTTCCTCGAGGTCAAGTGGACCGCTCCGAGCCAAGCTCTACGCACCGCGACCCTCCAAGTCGAAGTGCAAAACAGCGTCATCCTCGGTGACGAGCAGACCCCCGCCGCGCTGCCAGACGGCAAAGCCACGCAAGCTGAGGCCGAAGCCGGTCTCTCGAACGAAAAATGGATGACGCCGCTCCGAACGGCGCAAGCGATCACCGCTCTCGCAGATGCCACATTCTACGGCACCACCGCGCCTGATCCGGCACAATTCACTCGATGGGTCCACACCGAACTCGGGCGACTCTTCACATGGTTCGAAGGCGCATGGGTTGAGTTCACGCACTCCACCGCCGCATCCTCCACATCGACCGTCACCTGGACCGATGTTATCGGAAAGCCGTCCACCTTCGCGCCATCCACACACACGCACACGATCGCGCAAGTTGACGGCCTGCAAGCCGCCCTTGACGCCGCAGGCACAGGAGGCGGCACATCCGGCCCCACCGCGTGGGCCGACATTACCGGCAAACCCCTCACCTTTGCTCCATCCACCCACAGCCACGCAATCGCCGACACGACTGGCCTTCAAACCGCGCTCGATAGCAAGGCAGCGACCACGCACACGCACGCCATCAGCGACACCACCGGCCTTCAAACCGCGCTCGATGGCAAGCAACCCTCTGGGAATTATTCGCTAAACGGCCACACGCACACCACCGCGAATGTCACCGGCCTTGACGCCGCCCTCGCCGGCAAAGTCTCCGGCTCCGGCGTAGCCTCGATCTCCGTCGTCCAAAGCCTCCCTGCCACGCTCGTCCCCACCACTTTCTACATAGTCATCCCCAGCGGAGCCACGACCGCATCGGCCGTGCAGCTCGGCAGCGTCTCGCTTTTCACTGGCGGCGGAGGCGGAGGCGGTGGAGACCCCGAACCACCATCCTGGGCTCCGACAGACATTGCCAACATCGCGCTGTGGCTTGATGCCACATCCGGCCTCTACGATGCCACGACCGGCGGAGCCGCCGTCACCGCCAACGGCGCGCAGGTCGCCCGCTGGGAAGACCGCTCAGGCAACGCCCGTCACTTCTCGCAGGCCACCGTCAACAGCCGCCCGACCCTCGCGACCGCCGGGCTCAATAGCAAAGCCACGATTTTCTTCGACGGCACCGACGATTTTCTTGATGCGACCTACTCACGCCCCTACGCCGCGCAAACGCTTTTCGTGGTGTTCGCAATAAACACTGCGAAAACTCAAGGCGCTTTATTTACCGAGTCGGAAGCCGGAGTCACGGATGTCAGCATTTACACTGCCGCAGTTCAGAGGACTACGGAGGTCGGCTCTTTTGTAGACGGCGTATCGACCACTCGCTCTCCAAAAATCTACACACTAGGAGCCTATTGCATCGGCACTTTTAGCCACTCCGGGAGCCAGATATTGAATTACCTCAATGCCGTCCCCGGAGCAGCCTTTGCAGATACTTTTCCGAGCGTGGAATACAATGTCGCGCGAGGCAGAATCTCTGGGAGAATTAACGCAGGCGGAAGCCTGACTGCCCCCGGCGCCAATTCCATCGGCGAAGTCATCGCCTACGACCGCCTACTCACCACCACTGAGCGCGACACCGTCCACGCCTACCTCTCCACGAAATGGGGGATCGCGCTATGAGCCGCTTCTTCCGCGCTACCTCTGACACCTACGAAGCCATCCGCTCGGCGATGGACGATGCCAGCGGATTCCCAAATTCCAGCGCCTCCACATGGTTCGCTCCTGCCTCGGAAGCCCCGCGTGATGCGGAAGGCCACTGCCTCATTGCCGCCATCCCGCCCATCGCCTCGCATTTCGCCGTCGCCGGAGCCGAGGAAATCACCGCCGAGGATTACGCCGCCGCGCTCCTGCCATGATCATCTTTCCACAAAACCCCACGCTAAATCAGGAATACGAAGCGCCCGACGGCCGCCTGTGGCGCTTCAATGGCTTCGCGTGGGTCGGCTTCTCCGCGCCGCTCACAGCCGACAAGATCACTGATTTCACGGAAGCCGTCGTCGCCGCCGCGCCGCCGACCATCGATGCCTCGCTCCTCACCACCGGCACACTGCCCGACGCCCGCCTCGCCGCCACCATCGCCCGCAGCGCCGATCTCACCACGGAGCAAAATGCACGCATCGCCGGAGATGTCGCGCTCTCGACGCGGATCGATTATCTAACCGCGAATCTGGACCCTGCCGCGCTTGATTCGATTGCCGAAGCAGCCGCCAGCATCGGATCGCTCCAGACCCAACTCGACGGCAAAGCCACCGCCGCCCAAGGCGCTCTCGCCGACACCGCCCTCCAGCCCGAGCCAGTAGACTACCAAGGAGCCTACAACAACGGCGCGGACTACTTCCCCGGCCAAGTCGTCACCTTCAACGGCGAACTCTACCGCCGCGTCGGCGAGCCGAATCCCGGCTATCCACCGCCAGGCAGCTACTGGACCGCCTTCGATCCCTCTGCCTCGCCCGCATTCAAGCTCTGGGTCGAGCTTTCCAAAGCCGACACGATCCACGCGCACACGGCCGCCGACATCACCGACTTCGCCTCGGCAGTCGTCGCCACCGCGCCAAGCCTCGACATCACTACCACTGTCCGCATCGGCGACGGCACCACGACCACCTTTCCGATTGACGGCCTAGTCAGCTCTGACCCCGAGCATGTCCTCGTGGCCTTGAACGGTGTGACCCAAACCCCCACCACCGACTACCTCGTCAGCGAAGCCACCGGCACGATCACCTTCGACTCCGCGCCCGCCGCCGGCATGCAGATCAGTTGCACTGCCCTCGGCCTCCGCACCGTCCAGCGCCCGATCGATCCCACCCTCTACATCTACGCGTTCGACCAATCCGCGAACGGCCTCACCACCTACTCGGGCCGCCTCCTCAACGCCGACCGCCCCGCCGCGCCAGCACTCCCCGAGACCGCCACCACCTGGACCGTCAAGCGCAGCACCCTCAACGCCGCCGGCCAAATCCTCGCCACCGCCTCCGCCGTCGGCGCGTGGGCTAACCGCACATCGCTCTCCTACACATGACGACAATCACCGAGAGCAACATCACGCAGACGCTCGATCTCTCCTCGTTCGATCTCACGCTCCCGCCGAGCGTCGTCGAATACCCGAACCGATCGAGCTTCCCGAGCACCGGAAAGCCGGACCGCCTCTACATGGCTCTCGACGAGGGGATGCCCTACCGCTGGTCGCCCACCGCGAGCGCTTACGCCCTCATGATCCCCGTCATCGACGCGGGCAACTTTTGACAATCACCCACCCACGAACAGCCCAACCAAAACCACCACCACCACCTAATTAGCCATGGCCAATCCAATCATCAAAATCAAACGCGGTTCAGGCGCTCCCGTCAGTCTTCAGACGGGCGAGCTGGCAATCGACACACTGAACAAAAGCCTCTTTGTAGGCACAGCCGAAGGCGTCCTCGCCATCGGCGGCGAGCATGTCTTCGCCAAAAAGACCTATGTCGATAGCGCCGTTTCAAGCGAGCAATCGGCACGCGAAGCAGCGGATTCGACGCTCACCACGAACCTCAATGCGGAAATCTCCCGCGCTCAAGGTGCCGAAAGCGATCTCGCCGACGACATCGCCGCCGAGACATCCGCCCGCCAGTCCGCGATCAGCTCCGCCGTTTCCACTCTGGAAGCAGCCGACACGACCCTCGACGGAAAAATCACGACTGAAAAAGGCCGCATCGATGCGATCCTTTCTGCATCACAGGCTGATAAGGATAGCTTCGCCGAGATTGTCTCGCTCGTGAACAGCGTAGATTTGGAAAACGACAATTCACTCGCAGCCGCCATCCTCTCTATCAACGACGACATCGCCGCTGAAGAGACCGCACGCATCGCTGGCGACTCCGGTCTTCAGACCTCGATCAATGGCGTCTCGAGCGACCTCAGCGCGTTGACCACAAGAGTCACCGCAGCGGAAGCAGATATCGTTTCGGAAGAGTCCGCTCGCATCGCCGCAGTCTCCGCCGAGGCCGCCGCCCGCGCTTCGGATGTGTCCGGCCTCGAGTCCGACATCGCCGCAGTTCAGAGCAATCTGGACGCCGAAAGCTCGACTCGTTCGACAGCCGATACCTCGTTGTCCAACAGAATCACGACCTTGGAGAACGCCAGCGCGGACAGCCGCCTGACCGCAGTCGAGGCCGATGTGGCCGACCACGAGACCCGGATCTCCGCCTTGGAGACGACGATCGATGGCGGCGTTTATTAAAAAATAACCAACCAACCCCGGCGGGGCGCTCCATAGCGCTCCGCCAAGCGGGGGGTCTAACTCCGCAAAATCAAAATCCGGCCCATGCCAAACCCAATCATCAAGCCCAAATCCTCGACCGTAGCGTCGAAAGTCCCAGCCGCCTCCGACCTGGCCTTGGGAGAAATTTGTGTGAACCACACAGACCGGCGACTCTATTCGCGCAATCCCTCCACCGGCGAAGTCTACAAACTCGCAGGCACCAAAGACGCCCCCGATCGCGTATGGGCCTTTGACCTCTCCAGCGACGGCACCACCACCTTCCTCGGCTTCCTCCTTTACTCGGACTTCCCAAACTCCGGCTCGGTGTATGACTCCGAGTCCTGGGAAATCTCCCGCACCATTTTCAACGCCGCAGGCACCACCAGCAGCGAAAGCTCCGCCACCGGCGCGTGGTCAAACAAGGGGAATTTGAATTATGCTTAGTCCCCTCTACGGCCAACTCTCCCCGCTGCGCGTGCCGACCAAGGCTGCGCGCAAGGTTTCTGACGACGCCGACGCCAATACCTACCTCCTCGCCGTGGAATCTGCCGACGGCCAAGAGCTAGAGTCGGGCGTCATCTCGGCTGTCGAATCATTCATCACCGGCTGCAAATCCGACGGCATTTGGACCGCCCTTAAAGCCTCCTGCATTCTCGCAGGAGCGCGGACGCTTTCCGGTGCGCTAATCCCACTCGTAGGAACGGCTCCGACCAACGCAAATTTCGTGTCGGGAGACTACAATCGAGAAACCGGACTGCTTGGGAACGGCTCGACTAAGTATTTAAATTCCAACCGCGCCGGAAATGCTGACCCTCAAGATAATGTTCATCAAGCGATTTATTTAATGGCTGCCCCATCCATAACAGCAAGTCGCAGCATCATTGGCATAAACATTTCCCCGCAAACATTTTTATCGAGCGGAACATCTGCAAACTTGGGATCACGATGCAGAACAAGCGGGACTTACGCAAATGGCTCAAGCACATCCGTCGGATTTAAGGGGCAAGCAAGAAATGTAGCCGCTAGCTATCTGCTTCGCGTTGGCGGAGCAAACTCAACGAGAGCAACACCCTCATCTGGAAATCCTTCCGCCAACCATTTTGTTTTTTCAACAGGAGCGTCCGGAAGTTTTGACGGTCGTCTTTCCTTCTACTCCATAGGCGAAAATCTCAACCTCGCCGCCCTCGACACCCGCGTCAGCACCCTCATGACCGCCATCGCCGCCGCCATACCATGACCCTCGCCGACCTCATCACCCAGCCCGTGAGCTACGATACCGCCAAAGACCTCGCACTCGTCTTCTCGCCCGAACTCGCCGCGCAACTCGCCGCCGTCCAAGCCGAGCATGGCAACCCCCGCCATGTTGCCAGCCCCGTCGATCTTGTTGATGGCCGCAAAATGCTCTGCGCCGACCTCCTCACCGAAGTCGGCCCCGGCGGACTCTACTCCGGCGGATTCGCGCATCTCCCCGCCGAGCTATTCCCAGCCGTCGAAGTCCTCCCCATGTCCCAAGTCCTCCCGCTCCTGCCCCAACCCGAAGAAATCTAAACCCACCACCACCCATGCTCGAACAAGTCTCCACCTCCGTAAAATTCCTTGCTTTCTTTACAGCGTCGAAACAAGGCAAAACCGGCCTCACCGTCACCGTCGATATCTACAATCCGTCTGGCACGCAGATCGTGACCGCAGGCAGCGCCACAGCCCTCGGCGGTGGGTTGTATAGCTACACGCTCTCGACCGACAATTCAACGGAGGGCGAATACGCCGCCATCTTTAAAACCACCGACTCCACCGTGGATTCCCAGCACATCCCCTCCCTCTGGGTTCTCGGCCGAGCAGGAGTTGAAAACCTCGATGCCGCGACCAGCTCACGCTTGCCATCCAGCAGCTACACCGCGCCAGCGAACTCGGACATCTCGGCCATCAAATCAAAGACCGATGCGCTGCCGAGCGACCCCGCCGACCAAAGCCTCGTCGAGTCCGCCATTTCGGCCCTCTCGATCCCGACCGTGGTCCAGATCCGCACCGAGATGGATTCCAACAGCACCAAGCTGGCAAACCTCGACGCAACGATCTCGAGCCGTTCGACCCTCGCGACCGGCGACCTGCCAAGTGTGCCTTCTGCCGCTTCCGTGGCAACGGCCGTCCGCACTGAGCTCACCGAAATCTCGAACCTCGACGCGAGCATTTCCAGCCGTCTGGCAGATGCAGACTACACAGCCCCGACCAGCGCCCCGACAGCCGCCGCTGTGGCCTCCGCCGTGCGCACGGAATTGACCGAGATCAGTAATCTGGATGCTTCGGTGTCGAGCCGACTTGCCTCGGCGTCTTACACAGCGCCAGCCAACTCAGACATCTCCGCGATTAAGAGCAAAACCGACAACCTCCCGGCTTCGCCCGCAGCGGTATCCGACATCCCGACCACTGCACAAATCAGCGAAGCCGTAGAAGGCAGCTTGCTTGATGAAAACGACGGCCAAGCCGTCCTCAACGCCATCGTCGGAGCCATCGGTAACCAGAATGTGGACGAAATCGCCCTCGTCGCCGCAGTCCGCGCTGACCTCGAGCGCACCGGCGGAAAGCTCGACAGCATCCCAACCGATGCCGCTCCGAGCGCAGCCACCGTGGCATCAGCCGTCTGGTCGGCAGTGACAAAAGAAATCACCGGCGGCGTGGTCGATACGCTCACGAACTCGCCCGATGTCCCGACCGAATCCGAAATCGCAACGGCGGTGTGGGGAGCAAGCACCAAGGAGATCACGGGCGGCACCGTCACCAACCTCACCAACGCCCCCGCCAGCGTCACTCCTGCCGACATCTGGGACTACAATGCCCGCACGCTCACCAGCGCCAGCGGACCGACAGCGGTCGAGATTCGCCAGGAGATCGACGCCAATTCCACCAAACTGGATGTCGCCGTCGGAACCCGCCTCGCCGGTTCGGCCTACACCGCGCCAGCCAACAGCGATGTCGCCGCGATTAAGGCGAAGACCGATGCACTGCCAAGCGATCCCGCAGACCAAAGCCTCCTCGAGGCCGCTATCGCCGGAGTCACTGCCCCTTCAGCGGCTACCGTGGCATCAGCCGTTCGTTCCGAGCTATCGAGCGAACTCTCGAAGGTTTCGGCTTTGAACACCGAGCGCCTCGCCAATGTGGCCACCACAGCCATCGTCGGCAACCTCATCGCCCAGGCGAACTCATGAGCCCTGACTCTGCGCTCGGCATCATTAACCACGCCGCGCGTCAGGATGCCACTTGGCACCTGATCGCGCTCGTGGCGATCGGGCTCGTTTTTGCATCGATTCTTTTCCGCTGGTTCACCCGCCGCCTCGAGCGAGTCGAAACAAAGATGGACCAGCAAAACGAGGAATTCGTCACGCACCTCAAAACCGCCAACCGAGAAATGCTCGAGGTCATCAGCAGCAACCAGCAGACCACGAACCGCGCCATCACGATCATGGACCGCCTCGAGTCCAAACTCGACCGGCACAACGCCTGACCCTTTGACACCCCGCCGCGAAGCATGAAAGCAATCTTCTACATTCTCGACAGAGCGGCTGAGTCGTCTTCCTGGAGGGGTGCAATTTTGGTGGCCACGGCTCTGGGCGTGCGTTTGGAACCCGAGCTTCAGAACCAAATCGTGGCGGCCGGTCTCGGCCTCGTGGGATTGATCAATCTCCTGCGAAAGGAAAAATGAACCCCAAACAGGTCGCCGCCGTGCTCATGATCCTCGGCTGGCTTTTCCTCGCAATGGCCTTTTTGACCAGCTGCGTGGCCGTCCCGATGCCTCCCTTCGGCGACCGCGTCGGCGAGGCAGGCACGCTGCACATCCGCACCAGCGTTCGCTTTGAGCCGCGCCTGACCGAAAGCGAAGCCGCGAACCGCGACCTCTGGAACGCCCTCGGCGAGTTCCAAAAAACCCTGCCCGCCCTGAAGGACAAATGATCTCCCTCCTCGCCCGGTTCTTCATGTTGCCACGCCCGGCGCAATCCCCCGCGCCCGCGCCTGAGCCCGCGCCGAAGCCCGCGAAGCCAGCGCCAAAGCCCGCCAAAACCTCCGGCCTCCTGAAGCCCGAGCCAAAGTTTTATCAGCAAACCAACAAGCGGACCCCCAACATCTCAGCGGGCCGCGTCATCAAGCCCACTCATGTGATCTTGCACCACACGAGCGGAGCCTATGCCGGATCCGTCTCGTGGTGCATCGAGCCCGCCAGCAAAGTTTCGTATCACTGCATAATCGCCAGAAACGGCAAGCGCACCGTCCTCGCCCTGCCGAGCCAGAGAACATGGCACGCCGGAGTCTCAAGCTGGCAAGGCCGCAAAGACGCCAACAGCTTCTCTATCGGCCTGGCATGGGAAGGCGACACCTACCAAACACCCTTGAGCGAAGACGCCCTCCTTAGCGCCGTCGAATACCTCCTCCCAATCCTGCGCGAGCACAACATCCCCCTCGCAAACATCCTGCGCCACGCAGACATCGCCCCCGGCCGAAAAGACGACTGCTCGCCAGCCGCCCACGCCGCCCTTTTAGCGGCTCTGAATAAGGTGCTCTAGGGCAACAACGGGCAACACTTCCGTAAGTCATTGAAAAACAAACCCAAGAAAGCGACTTAAAATCCGTTTTCGCGAAAGCGGAGTGCGGGTTCGAGTCCCGCCGCCGGCAGAGTGCTTTGTGACGATTTGAGCTAGGTTTTATGCGGGTTGGCGGGCGGTCGGCATCAAGAATCTAGCGGCGGCTATTGGCGGCTAGTGGAAGAAAATAGTTGAGATTTCGGGCAACACGGGCAACAAGTGGGCAACAGACCATGAGCGCCTATCTTGTCACTCCCTACCCGCAGCGGCCTTCGACCCCTTGGAAGTTGACGATTCCGCAGAAAATTTTTGGCCGTCGCATCCGCCGTTTTTATCGCACGGAGGCCGAGGCTTGGGCGGCGGGGCCGGGGTTGCTGGAGAAGTTGCAGAAGGGTGGGACGGATTCGCTCTCGGAGGATCAGGTGAGCGGCATGTCTATGAAATCCGCGGTGCGGGATTATCTGTCGAGCAAGGCGGGGTCTTCGGAGCGGCATCGTGAGAAGTTGGAAAAAATATGCGGGGATCTTTTGGAGGCGTTCCCTGGCGCGGTGGCGGCGGTGTCGCCGATGCAGGCGGCGAGGGTCTTTGGAAAGATTAAGGGCGCGCCGACGACGCGGGCGGGGTGGCATCGATATGCCTCTGGTTTTTTTCGGTGGTGCGTGGACATGGAACTCCTCGACCGAAATCCATTTCGCCGCGTCGTGGCGCCGGAGGCTGAGTCGAAGCGGTCGCTGATTTCGGCGAAGGAACTCCGGGCGATTCTGGATGCGGAGATGAGCGATGCGCTCCGCGCTTGGTTTTTGCTGGGTGCGTTTGCGGGGTTGAGGTCGATTGAGGTCCATCGCATGCGGTGGGAGGATGTCGATCCAAAGTCTGGCCAGATCGAGGTGCGGCGGGAGGTTTCGAAACAATCAAGCGGCCTGCCGGAGCGCATTGTGGATTTCACGGAGCCGCTAGCGAGGCGGAAGGATTTTTTCAAAGGAAAATCGGGGCTGATCGTGGTTGCGAAATCGCTCCGCCTTTATCGGGAGCGGATGGCTTTGATCGAGCGGCTGAATAACGAGGGCGTTGTGCCGTGGGCTATGCTGCCAGAGAACGCTCTTCGGCATTCTTACGCCACTTACCACCTCGGCCGCTGCCAGGATGCTGGCAAGACCGCGCACCAGCTCGGGCATTCCTCGACGGCGCTGGTTCTCAAGACCTACGCGGTTCCTTCGCGCAAGGCGGACTGGCGCGCTTGGTGGAGGGTTTAGGTTTCGCTGTTAGATCGTGGATTTGGGCTACCCAGTTCGGCGGGAGGAATTCCTCGTGGCCGTTGAGCGCGAAGAAACGGAACTCTCGGACGCTCTCAGAGTCTTGGCACCAGCACTGTCCGGGGAGGGGACTTTTCCCTGTTCTTCTTCTTTCGCTTTCGCCTGCTCGACTGCGTCGCTGATTATTGCGCTACGGCTGGATTTTAGACGCCGATCTTTTTTGTTTA